CCACACAAGCCACATAGCCACCAATAACAATTAAAAAACAAAGTTTGCACATTCGGGTTATTCCCTCAAATAGCCGGGATCATTCCCATGCCATAAACCATCATTACGCCTCATTATGCGGCGCGTCAACGCCAATCGAAAATAAAACCATGATAATCGTTCCGTATTTATGGCAGAAACCATTTATCATCGGGCAACGCTCGCGCGCATTACACCACCGATGCAAACAGGATGTTAATCAGCGTGTCCGATAAACCCCGTAAAATCGCCGTCAAACCAACCGAATTCTCAATAGAACTCGTCACCCATATCTGCGAAAGAATGGCAAACGGCGAAACGATGGCGCAAATCTGCATCCCAGACGAAATGCCTCATCCATACACAGTCCGAAAATGGGCTTTGTCAAAAATAAATGGGTTCGATGTGATGTATGCGCACGCACGGGAGCTACAGATGCACGCATGGGTCGATGGGATTATGGACATCGCAGATGCGCCGCCGGTCATGGTCACGCAACAGGTTGCCGGCCAGGCGAATGTGACCGAAACGCGCATAGACCCGGCTGACGCACAACACCGCAGGAACCAGATTGACACCCGCAAGTGGCTGGCAAGTAAGGTTTTACCAAAGATTTACGGCGAGCCGAAAAGTCAGATATCGGTTGTCCATACTGATGCGCGTGCGCTTAGCGATAGCGAACTCGCTGCCATCATACACGCCGCATCACCACAACTGACGATAGACGGTCATTGTGAGCCTGTTACTGACAAAACGGAGTAAGCAACGGAGTAAAACCAAAGTGGTTGTGCGCTGATTGTGTTGTATATCAATGTATTGTGGGTTGATTGTGTTTCCTGCGGTAGGAAACGCAACAAGATTCCCGGCCATCCGGGGGTGGCTACATCGCTGCAAGACGGGGGGGGGTGCTTGAAAAACTCACGCTACGGCAATCCGCAGCCGCCCGCCAGAAAATTTTTAGGAATTGAGTTTGATGAATAGGTTTTTTTGTTGTGTCGGATGAGATTAGCCTGATTGACGCTGCGAAAGAGTTAAGGCTTCGCAATGCTGCTCGATCGAGTTTTTTGGCGTTTTGCAAGGCTGCTTTGGAGGATGAGGGCGAGGTTCCTGCGCCGCATCATGAATTGTTGATTGAGCATTTGGATAGGGTTGAGCGGGGTGAGGTCAAAAAGTTGATGGTCTCGATGCCGCCTGGGGCTGCTAAGACGAAATACGGGACGATTCTGTTTACGTTGTTTTATTTAGCGAAGTCTCCGCGTCGGAAGGTGATTTTGGCGTCGTATGCGTCGGATGTTGCGGAGACGAATAGCGGGAAGGTGATTCGGCGTGTGCCGGAGTTGAAAACGATTCTGGGCTATGAGTGCGAGAATGAGGCTGTGAGCCGGTGGCGCACGACGAATGGGGGTGAGGTTCTAGCGGCGGGTGTCGGCTCGCGGGTGACCTCATTTCGTGGGGATTTGGCTATCATAGATGACCCTGTGAAGGGGCGCGAAGAAGCTGATTCTGAGGGTATCCGGGATAAGGCTTGGTCTTGGTTTTGGGCGGATTTGCATTCGCGTTTGACGCCGCAGGCATCGCTGATTTTGATTATGACTCGTTGGCATGAGGATGACTTGGCTGGGCGGTTCATTTCGTCTGCTGGCGAAGATTGGGTGCAGTTGGTATTGCCGGCGCAGGCATTGGATAATGACCCGTTGGGCCGTGAGCCTGGCGAGTTTTTGTGGTCGGGTGATCCGAATTACGAGTATGGCGGGATGTTGAAACGCAAAAAGGAAGATTTGCGTAAGGCTGGTGCCATGCGGGAATGGCAATCGCTGTATCAGCAAGACCCGAAGCCGGGGGAGGGCGCGCTATTTGACGTAAAGAAGATTGCGATTGTCCCTGCTGCCCCGGCTGGTGGTCGATTTGTGCGATCGTGGGATTTGGCGGCGACGGCGAAGCTTGGCTCGCGTGACCCGGATTGGACGCGGGGGGCGCTAATGCAGGAAACGATGCAAAAATCCATCGTTGTGCGCGATTTGAAGTCTTTGCGGGCTGGTCCCGATGAGGTTGAGGCTTTGATTGTCGCCACGGCGAGGGCGGACGGGAAAAACGTCAAAATTTTAATCCCGCAAGACCCTGGGCAGGCCGGAAAAGCGCAATCTTTGTATTATGCTCGGGCTTTGGCGGGTTACACAGTCGTTTTCACGCGGCCTACGGGCGATAAGGCTACGCGGGCGAGTCCGTTTTCCTCTCAGGTCAATGTTGGTAACGTGTCAATGGTGGCGGCGCCGTGGAATAAAGAGGCGTTGGAGGAATTGGGCAGTTTTCCCAGCGCGACACATGATGACATCGTGGATGCGCTCTCGGATGGTTATTCCGGGTTGGTCCAGGCCGGCGACCCGCCGCGCACTGTACGCATTGGAATTATGGGGCGCTGATGTTCAAGTATTTGTCTAGCTTGATTGAAAAGCCGGCGGATTTTCCGGCTGCGCAGCGCATCTGGGATTTGCGGTGCAAGCGTGCCGTGCTGGATGGTACGATCTACGACAAGCTGGCGTATGAGTTTCACGACGAAGAAAATGGCAATGGCGAGTATATCAAGCTCAAGCAGCGTGCGCCGAGCGTTCGGTATAATATATGCCGGGTTGTGGTTGAGGATGCCACGGCGTTGCTGTTTAGTGAGGGCATGTTTCCTGGTGTGGCGCACGGCGATGCTGATGTGAAGCTTAGCCTGGAAAAATTGATTGCTGATAGCAATCTGCCGGAAGTCATGACGGATGCGACGATACGCGGCTCGGTCGGTTCGGTGGCTGTCTATATGCGGGTTTTGAATGGCCGCGTGTTCTGGTCTGTGTATGATACGGATTATTTGACGCCGGAATATGACTCGAAAGAGCCGGACGTTCTGATTCGCATGTCGGAAAAATACAAGGTGACTGGCGCGGATTTGATTGCCGCAGGGTACACCATTCCCGATGACGCAAAGGATACGCCGTATTGGGTGCAGCGCGTCTGGGATACCGATTCCGAAAAATGGTATACTCCGTGGAAGGTCTCGGAGAAGGATACGGTTCCGACTGTCGATGAGAAGCGATCGGTAACGCATGATCTGGGTTTCTGCCCGTGGACGTGGATTAAAAACCTTCCTGGCGGGACGGATATTGACGGGAAGTGTACGTTTCGACCGGCGGTGGATACGCAGATCGTCATTGAGTATCAGTTGAGTCAGGCCAATCGTGGGCTGACATATTCATCCGACCCGACGATGGTTATCAAAAACCCATCGCAGAGTGACGCGGAGATGAAAAAGGGCGCTGATACCGCGATTGTGGTTTCGGATACTGGCGACGTGAAGCTTTTGGAGATTACCGGCACGGCGGCCAATACTGTCGTGGAGTTCTGTAAGTCGTTGAGGCAGATGGCGCTTGAGACGATCGGCGGGAGCCGGGCTGAGGCCGACAAGGTGACGGCGCCGCAGTCTGGTAGGGCGCAGGAATTGATGTACCAGCCGCTTATCTGGCTGGCGGATAAGATGCGATCGTCCTACGGGCAGAATGGCTTGCTCGACATGCTGCGGATGGTAGTTCGTGCGTCGGAGAAGTTTCCGCTACGCACGCGAGACGAAGACATCGGGAAGCTGCCGCCTGGGGCGATATCGCTGGTATGGCCCGATTGGTTCCCGGCCACGGCTGGCGACCGGATGAATCTGGCGACAACGCTTTCTACGCTGCGCACCGCAGAGATTATCAGCCGCGAATCTGCCGTTTCGATCATTGCGCCGATGTACGACATCCCCGATGTCCAGGCGGAGTTGTCGAAAATTAAAACGGATATGGCCGACGCGGATGCGCGAACTAAATCACTTGAAGCGACGGTTACGGCAACGGAAACGGTCGATAGTTAAAGGGGAATTGGGCGAAGTGATTAATGCGGATCATTGTCTGGGTGGACTTGAAATCCATGTGGGCAGAGAGCGGGGATCGCGTCCCGCCGCCTGATACATTTTGCCGGGGTAGCTCAATGTGAGAGCAACGGGCTTTGCCCGAGAGGTTGTTGGTTCAACTCCAGCCCCCGGCTCTTTTTTTTGGCTCTGGATGGGGCCGCAAGGCGGCGGGATGCCTTTGAGTCCCGTAACGCGGTGGATGCCGCATGATAGGAATTGATTATGCCCACAGTTGAAGAACTTGAAGCTACCGTAGCGGCTGCCAACGTCGAATTGGAAACCTTGCGCACGTCCAGCAAGACGACGGCGGCGGAAGCTAAGGCGAATCGCATCAAAGCGGAGCGCCTGGAGGCGGATGTTGCCGCCAGCAAGACTGCTGCGGAAGCGTTGGCTGCCACGATTGAAGCTGATCGGGTGAAGAATGAGGGTGTGGTCAATGAGGTTCGCACGGCGGCGCAGGCTCGGGTTGTTACTGCGGAATTGAAGGTGGCTGCCGTTGCTGCGGGCGCCAAGGATGCGGCGGATATTTTGGCGCTCATCCCGCGCGACAAGGTTGTGCTGGATAAGGATGGTGAGCCGACGAATCACGCTGAGTTGGTTGCGGAAATCAAAGCGGCAAAACCGTATTTATTCGGCGCGGCGGCTAGTGGTTCAAACGCTCCTGTACCGAAGCCGAATAAGAACGGCGAGAAGTCGGTCAAAGAGATGACTGACGAAGAATACAAGGCCGCAAAAGCTGCGGCGCTCAAACGCTAACCGTGCGGGCCGGATGCTCGTTTGTTGCCGCTGACCCATCGGGCACGGTTCTTTTGTTGAGGGTTTTTTAACATGGGTATTCAAAATTTCCCGACCGTCTTGCAGCCGATTATCCAGCAAGGCTTTCTGGAGCGTGAGTTTGAGCAGGCTGTTCGCTCGAAGCTCGCTTACCGTATGGTTGCGGATCGCATGACGTTCCCGAATGGCATTGGTGAAACCATCACGAAGACCCGCGCCGGCCTCAAGCCGACCAAGACCACGCCGCTGGCCGCGAGCACCAATACCAACCTCGATAACGGGTTGACGCCGGACAATTGGGGCGTAGAGCAGTATACGCTGTCGATCAATCAGTACGGCGACACGATGGACCTGAACACCGTTACCAACCGGGTCGGCATCAAGAATCAGTTCATTCAGAACGCCTACGCTAACGGTGAGCAGGCGGTTCGCACCCTGGATGAGTTGGCTCGCGCCGCGCTGTTTTCGCCGTACTTCAACGGCAACACTCGCGTTCGTGTAACGCTGGGTTCGCCGGGTGTTGCGGTCTCTGTCGATGATATCCGTGGATGGCAAGTCACCTTCGTCAACGGTGTGCAGGTTGCGGTGGGTACGGGTGCGGCGGCAATCAGCACGATTGTTGGCTCCAACACCTACTCTGTGGTCGGCGCTGCGGCTGATGGGACCAACGTTTCCACCACGCCGGGCGGGATTTCCGGTGTCCTGACGTTCGCTTCCAACGTGACGGTTGCGGATGGTACTGCCGGCAACTCCGTGAGTGCGTCCACTCAGTCGGTCATTAAGCGTCCGTCTGGCCGTGGTAATACCTCCCTTTTGCAGGCGACCGATACCCTTGTGATGGGCAACCTGCTTGACTCTGTGGCGCAGCTTCGCCTCAATGCCGTGCCGACCGTGGATGGTGCCTATAACTGCTATCTCGATCCCGTGTCGTTGCGCCAGCTTTACGCCGATCCTGACTTCAAGCAGTTGTATCAGGGTGCGACGGGCAGTAATTCCACGTTCAAAAATGGCACTGTCGTCGATATGCTGGGTCTGCGCTTCATTACGACCACGGAAGCCTACGTTCAGGCTCATCCGAGCATCGCCAGCCTTTACGTTCGGCGTCCGATTATCGTGGGACAGGGTGCGCTTATCGAGGGTGACTATGAGGGCATGGCCGAGGCGGATACTGAGCGCAGCAACTCGATTATCAGCATGGTCGATGATATCGCCATGGTGACCCGTGAGCCGATTGATCGTTTGGGCCAGATCATCGCTCAAAGCTGGTATTGGATCGGCGGATTCTGCGCGCCGTCCGATACAACGACCAACAGCACTACCGTCCCGACCGCGAGCAATGCCAACTACAAGCGCGCGGTTATGATTGAACACGTGGGCTAAGGGTGAGTCGATACCCCAAAGGCAGCCGGGTTAATCCCCCGGCTGCCTACGGTGGCGGCCAGGTCGCGGATGCGCTGGCGGCTCCCGTTCAGGACGTTCCTGCGGTTGCGGAGCGTCGAACTTCCGGCTGGGCAAGCCCCAAGCGACAAATTGGTTTTTACGCAGGGCGAGATTTTCTGGTTTTGAAGCCGAACACATGGACATTTGTGGACGGCGCGGCGTATCGGGCTTTA